GGGGGCCCTGGCGGCCTCGCTCGGCAAGGGCGTCGCGCCCCCGTCGTTGCGCCTGGTGGCCAGCAACAACAGGCCGCTGCCCAACCTGTCGCGCACCGCGGCGCCGCCTTTGCGCCTGGCCGGACGCGGCGGCGGTGGTGGCTCTACGGTGCACTTCAGCCCGACCATCAACGTCAACGGCACCGCCGCCGGGACGATCAAGGAGGCGGTCAACGCGGCCCTGAAGCTGTCGATGCGCGAGTTCGAGCGCGTCGCCAGCGCGGTGGATCACGCGGCGGCCCGGCGAGGCTACGCATGAGCGCGTACCTGCAACTGGGGTCGGTGCGCCTGGACCTGATCGCCCACGTCGAGGGCTTCGAGGGGGAGAACAGGTACAGCTACGCCGAGCACGAGATCATCGAGGGTAAGAATCATCTCCAGTGGGTCGGAGACGAGCTGATGACCCGCACGATGGATTGCCAACTGCACGCGCGCTTCTGCGACCCGCACGCCGAGTATCTTAAGCTCAAGGCGGCCGCGGAGCGCCATCAGGCGATGCTGTTGTATTTCGCGTGCGGGATCATCGAGGGGATGTATGTGATCCGATCGATTCAGCGGACGCTCCAGCACACCGACAAGCTTGGCAAGCCCTATGCCCTGACGCTGCGCATCGACCTGGAGGAGTATGTGTTGCCCCAGGGGCCGAATCAGCCGACGGGGTGGCTGGGGGAGTTGGGCCAGTGGCTTGGCCTGGATAACCCGGGGGAGCAACTGGTGGGGATCGGGCTGGAGTTGGCGAGCGACCCGGAGGGTTTTTTGAAGGTGGCGGGGAAGAACATCCTCGGCGATGTCGCCGACGTGGGACTCGACCTGCTCGGGCCGCTCGGGCCGGTCGCGAACAACATCTATAGCCTGGCGGTGCGCCAGCAACCGTTGCTGCTGCTGCAATGACCACGCATCTGGAGATCGTCACCACGCAGGGCGAGCGCTGGGATCTGCTGGCCTGGCGCTACTACGGCGACCCGACCCGGTATGAGCCGATCATTACGGCGAATCCGCATGTGCCCATCGTGCCAATCCTGGAATCCGGCTGGCGCCTGGCGATACCGGTACTGGATCGGGAGTCCGCACCGGTGCTGGAGGCGGATCTTCCGCCCTGGAAACGGGGGCTGTAGATGGCGCGCGAAATCCCCGTCGAGGACCCCTGGTACTCGGTGACTTATGCCGGTGTTGGTATCCGCGAGGATCTCTCCGGACTGCTCACCGAGCTGACCTACACCGATGTGGAGCACGGCGAGTCCGACACGCTGGAGATCACGTGCGAGGACCGCGAACACCGTTGGAAGCGGGAGTGGTTTCCGACCCTGGCCGAGACCTTGACCGCGGAGATCGGCTACGAGGACGGGCGGCGCCTGAAGTGCGGGACCTTCCAGCTCGATGAGGTGACCTGGGAGGCGCGCGTCGATACGGTGCGGATCAAGTCGCTGGCGACGATCATCACCCCGCATCTGCGCACCCGCGAGAGCGTCGGCTATGACCAGGCGAGCCTCCTGGAGATTGTCGAGACGGTGGCCAAGCGCAACGGGCTGACGCCGAGGCATGACATCGACCCCAGTATCCGGATGGATCGGGTGACGCAAAATCACGAGCGCGACCTGCCCTTCCTCACGCGACTGGCGGAGGACTACGGGTACGCCTTCACGGTGCGCGGGCCGGAGTTGCACTTCTGGTACATCCCGACCCTGGAGGCGAGGGGGCCGGTACTGACCTACAAGCGCTCGCATCTGAAGATGTGCTGTTTGTCGCTGCAGAGCGAGGAGACCGCCCCGCAGGGGGAGGTGTGCTACCAGGATCCAAACGCCTGCACCCTGCGCAAGGGCTGCGCGGGGGATGTCTCGGCGACCGGGGATACCTATCGGCGGCTGCAACGGGCGCCGACGCAGGACCTCGCGGAGCGCCAGGCCAAGGCGCGCCTGCACGGCAAGGACAAGCGCGGCCTGGCCGGCACCCTCACGGTGGTGGGGGATGTGCGCCTGGTGGCGGGCATCAATCTGTCGCTGTCGGGGCTGTTCGGGCTCGACGGCAAGTATCACGTGGAGAGTACGGCGCACCGCCTGGCGCGCGGCCTGGGCTACGAGACCCAGGCGCAGGTCTACCGGGTCTCGCCGCCGGTCCCGGGCGGGGCGGGCGCGCGATGAAGGTGGTGCGCGGGACCAAGGGCGCTCACCCCAAGACCGGACAGTTCCGCTTCGGGATCGTGACCGAGGTGGACGCCGCCCGCGCGCGGGTCAAGGTGCGCCTGCCAGAGCAGGGCGACCTGGTGACCCAGTGGCTGCCGGTGGCCAGCCGCACGGCTCACAAGGATGGGCACTATGGCCTGCCGGAGGCGGGTAACCAGGTCGCCCTGCTGACGGATCAATTCTGCGAGGATGGGATCTGCCTGGGGGCGATCTATTCCGACCCGCACCCGATCCCGGTCGGGGCGGGGGCCGGTCATTGGGGGACCTGGTTCGAGGACGGGACCGTGATCCGCTACGACAAGACCGCCCACGGGCTGCTGGTGGATCTGTCGGCCACCCAGGGGCCGATCCAGATCAAGGGCGGGGTGACGGTGGTCGAGGTGCAGAGCCTGGTCCTGACCGGGCCCTGGGGGACGTGCGAGCTGGCAGGGGAGACGATTCACCTGACCGCGCGGGAGGTGCAGGTGACCGGTCAGCAGGTCGATGTGATCAGCCAGGCGGCCACCGTCCTCGGTGAGAGCGTGCACGTCACAGCACCGACCATCACGCTGTCTGGCATGACGGTCATCGACGGGGATATCGACATCTGATGGCCAGTCTCAAGACCTGGATGGGGACCGTGGTGGCGGACGCCCTGGCCCATGTGCAGACCCTGCTGGGTGGGGTCGGCGGCGTGCACGGAATGAGCGGCTGGGCGGGCGATGCCAAGGCGCTGGCGGCCAGCCAGGCGCCCGGCACGGATACGACGGTCGCGCGCGGGGATCATGTGCACCCGACCACGGGGCTGATGCTGACCAGCCATATAGCCTACGACATCACTGGCTGGAATACCGCTCCGGTTGCCCTTGGCCTTGTCGCGTCACCCGGAAACGCGACGACGGTTTCGCGCAGCGATCACGTGCACCCGACCACGGGGCTGATGCTGACCACCCATCCCGCCAACTCGATCACGGGTTTCCATCCGATCGCTTGGCCTTTGGCGGATACCGCTACCGGCGGGACATCGACCCAGGTGTCCCGTGGCGATCACCAGCATAAAATGCCCACATTAACGGAGCTCGGCGCGGCGGCGGTGGCGGGAAACATCCAGCAATCGTTCTCCGCGTACGACTTGACGGTCTCCGCCTATACCGGGCTGAAACACGCCACCTACACGGGCAGAGTCATCCCATGGGATGGGCGCGTTGACATCCGTGGAAACCTGCACGTATATGGCCTCACCACCGGCTATGCAGACGTGCGGGCTAGAGATTTCTACTCCAATGATGTCAAGGTGGCATCGGACGAGCGACTGAAACGCGAGATCAGAAGGATAAAACCAGACGAGGGGTTGCCGCAGATTTGTGGCCTGGCGGCAGCTGGGGGGGTTATTGGCTTTCGCCTTAAAACTGATCCCGTCGGGGGTCCGGAAAGGCTGGGGCTGTCCGCGCAGGCGGTGGCCGCCGCTGTCCCGTTGGCCTCCGGGACCTTTGAGGCGGATGGGGACGAGGGTGCGTATCTGGGCTGGACCATGACCGCCATGATCGCCACGCTGGTGAGTGCCGTCGCCACCCTCGACGCCCGCCTGACCGCGCTGGAAGCCCGTACCGGGGACCGGCCATGATCACGCTCCTGCCGGAGGTCCGCGCGCGCGACTGGCAACCGAGGCTCGGCGAGATCGGTGCCGTGGCGACGGACATGGAGGACATCGCCCAGGCGATCCGCATCATCGTCACCACACCGCGGGGCTCTGACCCGCACCGGCCGCTGTTCGGGGCGGATGTGCTGCAGTACATCGATACCCCCGAGATCGAGGCGGCTCCGCGGCTGATCAACGAGGTGGCCGATGCCATCCTGGCCTGGGAGCCGCGGATCACGCTGGTGAGTATCACCCCGACCTTTGGCCTGGCGCAGATCTCGCTCGCTATCGTCTGGACCCGGCGCTCCGCGGGCCTCGATCAAATCACCACGGAGGTGACGCTGTGAGTGCCCTGCCAGACCCGGACTTTATCGCGCGGGACCCGCAACAGGTCACCGCGGACCTGATCGCCGGCTGGGAAGCCATGACCGGCAAGGTGCTCTACCCGGCCCAGGTGGAGCGGCTGTTGATCGATCTGGCGGCCTACCGCGAGACGCTGGTGCGCATCGGCATCCAGGAGGCGGCCAAGCTCAATCTGGTGGCCTTCAGCCGCTACCCGATACTGGACTACTTGGGAGAGCTGGTGGGCACCTATCGCCTGCTGGGCTCGCCAGCGGCGACCGTGCTGCGCTTCGCCCTGGCGACCCCGGCGACCACGGCCGTACTGATTCCGGGTGGGACACGCGCCCGTGGCGCTGGCCAAGAATTTGCGACCGACGCGGATGCCACCATCGCGGTGGGGCAGGTGGAGGTCGATGTCCAGGCGACAGCCAGCGTCATCGGCCCCGCGGCCAACGGGGTGGATGCCGGGGGCGTGACGAGCCTGATCGATCTGCCTGGCCTGGGCCTGACGGTCACGAATCTGGCGGTGTCTTCCGGCGGGTTGCCGACCGAGGACGATGAGCGCCTGCGTGCGCGCATCCGGCTGGCTCCGGAGCACTTCGCCATCGCCGGGCCCACGCTGGCCTACCGCTGGCAGGTGATGAGCGTGCGGGGCGATGTGGCGGATGTCGGGATCACCTCCCCGGCGCCGGGGCGGGTGAACGTGTATCCGCTGCTCGACACGGGTCTGCCGGATGCCCCGCTGCTGGATGCGGTACGCCTGCGTCTTGGCGCCGAGAAGGTCCGCCCGCTGACCGACTGGGTCACGGTGCTCCCCCCGACCCGGGTGCCCTATGCGGTGACGGTGGGCATCGCCGGGCTCCAGGGGGCGAGCGAGTCGGCGGTGGTGGCAGCGGTGCAGGCGAGCCTGACGGCCTTTGCCGCGAAACTGCGCGCCGCGCTGGGCCATGACCTGGTGCCCTCGCAGTGGTCGGAGCGGGCGCAACGCATCGGCGGGGTCTACTCGGTCACCGTGACGCTGCCGGCGGCCCGCGTGCTGCTACCCAACGAGTGGGCGGACTGTACAGGGATCACGGTGACCTGGAACGGGTTTGGCGATGACTGAGCCGCTACTGATTCAGCCGTCGATCCGCGATGACCGCGGCCTGGCGCTCGATGAGGCGATGGCGCGCCTGGGGCGGCTGGATCTTTCGACGCTGCTGGTCTATGCGATCCGCCACGTCACCCCCACAGCCCTACCGCACCTGGCCGAGCAGTTCCATTTGGGCGGCCTGGAGGGCTGGGACCTGGTGTCCACCGAGGCGGAGCGCCGCCAGTTGGTGCTGCGGGCCATTGCTTATCACCGCCTCAAGGGGACGCTGGCCGGGCTGCGCCTGGCCGGGGCCATGGTGGGGCTGGCCATCGTGCGGGCGGTCACCCCACCGGCCAAGGTCTATTGCGGCCCGGCCCTCACCCGCGCCGAGCGCGATGAATTCCTGTCGCGCTACCCGCAGTTGCGCCTGTACCGCTACCGCACCCGCGGCGTGCGCCTGCCCTATGGCTGGTACTGCGGCGCGGCCTACGTCGGCGGGGTGAACTACCCGACCATCACCGACGCCATTCTGCGCCTGGGTTGGCGGTCTTTCCTCTGGCAGACCGACGGCACCGAGCGGCCGATCACCACCCTGGTGCGCGAGATCGCCCGCAACACGGCGTTGTCTCAACTGGATCTGGTCATCCACCGCCCGGGATCGGCCGGGTTTGGGTTTTACCCGGGCCGGCTGATCCCGCATGCCTATTACGTGACCCAGGACGGCGGCGGGCGGCTGTGGAACGTCCGCCTGAAGGAGCCTTACGTCGATTTCGACGAGTCGGTACATACCCACGCCGCGCGCCCCGGGCTGGACCCGATCGACATCCGCTACAGCCAGACGGCGGAGCGCTGGGTGGAGCACGGGGCCATGCTCGGGCGCTGGGTGACAGGCCACCTGGTGGACAACGGATCGCGCGACCGGCTGTATCGGCGCTTCTGGCTGTTCGATCCGGCGGTCCCGCTGATCCGGCGCGGACGCTCAACCCACGTGGGGGGCATGAAGCTGGGAATGCCCGCCTATACGGCGGAGCTGCGGACCAGCCAGCCGGGACAGCGCTCCCCCAGGCTGCTGGGGCGCTTCGCCTGCGGTTACTGGCCGCCCGCGTTGCCGTCGCGGCTGGAGCGCGGGGCGGCGGTGCTGCGCCAGGCGGTGGCCGTGCGCGACCGGGTATGGCTCGACACCCACGACCGACAGTGCCTGGCCTGCGGCGGCGGGCGCATGACGGGGCGGTATCGCTCCGGACAGATTATTTCTCTCTCAACCTAAGCGAGACCCGACCATGGAAAAGCAAGTCATCTTCCGCGACCGCCAGGAGTTCCAGGCCGCCGATCCCAACGCCCTGCAAGGCTATGTGCGGGGGTCCTTCGATCACCTGGTGGCCGACGCGGTCAGCGACCAGAAGCACTACACGGGCTTCGATACCGTCGGCAGCAGCGCCACCGAGGTCACCACGCAGCCCGGCCGCTACTACAACGGCGGCGTGGTCTATGTGGCGGAGCAGGAGCAGGCGTTCAATCTGTTCCAGTATGTCCCGCTGGTGACGAGCAAGATCGTCGCCATCGTCGCCTGGGGGCAGGAGGTCGATACCGACATCGAGCCGCGGGACTTCCTGGTAGACCTCCAGACCGGGGCCACTGAGCCGCAGGCGGTGGCCATGGAGCGGGTGCGCCACTGCGAGGTGAGCCCGCTGCCGGGCGCCGAAAGCCCCTACCCGCAGCCGCCGGTGTTGCAGACGGGCACCCTGGCGGTGGCCTATGTCTACATGACCCCGAGCGGCATCGATCGGGTGGAGATGCAGACCGACGCGCTGCTGCCCAACGGGTACGATCACGAGGTGCGCCTGGACGGGATCGAGGACTGGAAGGCTTGGGCCGAGCCGAGGATTTCGTCTATCGGCACCGACCTGGCCGCCCTGAGCAAGCGGACCGACAACAAGGTTGATCGGGCTGTGTTCCTGGAGGTGGCCGGGGATGTGGCCCTGGTCAAGGACAAACTTCAACTGCCTGCCAGCTACGCCAGCTACGACGCCGATGCCTTTGCCACCGACGACAAGCAGAACGACGCTCACGCAGGCTATTCCGCGCGGGTGGATAACGGGCTGTTGTTCCCCTTCGCGTCCCTCGCTAACCTGAATCTGGCCCTGTTCAACCCCATCGATGCGAGCGTAAAGGCGAGCGGCCAGGGGCTGGTGCTGCCGGCCTATACCCACGCTCCGCGGATACAGACGCTGGGCTATTCCGGCGACCTGAGCGCGAGCCAGTACCAGGTGCAGAGCCACACGCTGCGCGCGGTGAAGGTGGCGAGCTGGCGCTGGCACTACGGCTGGCATTTTAATCACTACGCGCGCTGGTACGGGTGGAACTACCTGGGCCTGTGGTACTGGCGCCGCCCCTGGTGGGGCTACTGGTACAGCGTGCCGACGATGGTCTACGAGGACGAGCTGACCACCGACAGCTACAGCGGGGCTATCATCGCCCAGACATTTCTGGTCGCGAACGCGATGTGGTTGACGCGCATCGGCCTGGCCTTTACGCAGATCGGCGCAGCCGGCGACGTGCAGGTGGTGGTCTGCGAGACTGAGGCCGGCAAGCCGGTCCTGCAAAAGGTGGTGGCGCAGGCGACGGTGGCCGTCGGCGATTTGCAAAAGTACCCGCTTGAAACCACCATCGACCTGCCTCACGCCCTGCTGGAGGCCGGTAAGCGCTACGCGGTGGCCCTGATCACTACCGGCGATCATCGGGTGGCGACCGTCAGCGGTAACGACTACACCCAGGGGACGCTGTTCTATGGGTCGGACGGGGACTATTTCAGCGGAGACTTGACCAAGGACCTGATGTTCACGGTCTATGGGGCGCAGTTCAACCGCGCCCGCATCGAGGTGCAGTTGCAGTCCATCGCTCTGGCCAATGGCATGACCGACATCGGTATCGAGGCGCCCCATGTGGTACCTGACGGCTGCACGCTCCAGTATGAGATCCAGCCGCAGGGGAGCGGTGCCTGGTACCCGCTGGGGGATGCGTCGATGGTCCTGGGCAACGATGCCACGGCCCCCAACCTGTGCAACCTGCGGGCGGTGATGCTGGGCACCAGCGACCTGCAACCGGCCTTCCTGCCGAGCACAGGGGCGATTGCGGTCAGCCGGCCGAATGTGTCCTTCGAGTCCTGGTCGACCACGCGCACGCTGGCCGCCGCCACTACCAGCGTGACGCTCAAGCTGATGCTGGCGGAGTGGGATGCGGCTTACCACACCATCACGCCCAAGATCGTCACCGGCGGCTCGACCGAGACCGCGCCCAGCACCACTGTGACGACGCTCGACGCGGATGGGATCACGCGCAAGACCTACACTTTCACGATCCCGTCGGCTAGCAGCTACGAGATCAAGATCAGCGGCACCCGCCAGACTGGGTCGCAGCCGTTCTCTGTCATCAACCGCGTTGACATCGCCCTGTAATCGGGAGCATTGCTATGGCTATCGAAATCGAGACCATCAACCCTGAGGCGCAATACCAGGTGACGCTCACAGCCAAGATCGTCGTCGGCGCGGAGGCTGTGCTTTACCCCGGGCAGGATATCGTGTTGCGCGGCGATCTGGTGCTGGAGCACGCGGCGGCCATCGACCATGCCCAGGCAGTTTGAGCGCTACCGCTTCCGCGACGGCGTGACGCCGTTGTCGGAGGACACCTTCAACCGCATCCTGTCGGATGTGGATCTGCGTATCGCTGCGCTGGAGGCCCTCCAGGTCGATTGGGCGGCGGCGCTGAGCACGGTCTCAGACCAGGGCCTGGAGCGCGTCGCTGAGGCGATGTCCGGGCCGCTGGCGGACCTGGCGGCTAGCGTGGAGGCCCTGGCCGCTGAGGTGCTGTCCGCGCAGGAGGCCGGCATGATCCTGGACGCCCCAGGCACTGTGACCGACACCAACCTCGGGACGCGCACGGTCGTCGATACGACCGTGGCCAACGACACAGCGACCCTGACAGAGCTGTTGAGCGGGCTGGCCAACCGGATCAAGGCCATCACAGGTGGCCTGAATTGGCGCGCTAACCCGGCGACGACGCTGGCGGCGGTCGGGACGGCGGTGACCAACTCGGCCAACCACATCGCCTCGACGACCAACCCCCACCAGACCACCGCCGCCCAGGTGGGGGCCCTGGCCACGACCGGCGGGACGCTGAGCGGCGCTGTGGCGATGGGCAACAATGCGCTTACCGGGGTGAAGGCACTGGGCTATGCCGGCGAGGTGGACAACGGCAACAGCGGCTCTGCGAAAACCATTAGCCTGACCTCTGGGGCGATGCAGAAGATCGCCCTGACCGCCACGGCCGTCCTGACTATCTCTACCAGCGGAGCGGTGAGCGGCACGTACATGCTGCGGATCGTCAACGCCGGGTATTACACCGTGACCTGGAGCGGCCTGTCCGTCAGTCGCTGGATGGGGTCGTCCGGCGTCCCGGCCGTGGCTGGGGGGGCGGGGGCGGAGACCGTAGTCACCATGATCTTTAACGGCGCCAATCTGGTGCAGCGGATGGATCGGATCGGGACGGCGTAAAGGGGCGTTTTCGGGGCGTTTGTCGCAAAGCAGTTGGCGCGTTTGTCGCAAAGCAGTTGGCGCGTTGTCGCAAAGCAGTTGGCGCGCCACACGACCCCG